AAAGGTAGCGAATAAAGTTGGAATATGTTGCTGTTTTGATGTTGTTTTTATTGCTATGACAATAAAAAGACGCGCCTATGGCTGTGTTGCGTGTATGTATGTGCGTGATGTAATCCGGTGGAGGAGACGCAAGGCCGCCAGGTGGGAACCTGGCTGCCTTGGGCGATACGAGACCGGATTGGTGAAGTGTAGCCATACGGTGCGTCTGATAATAGGACCGCAAAATCCTGTTTGGTTGAAGTTGGTGGACACGGATGAAGACGGGTGCGTGGGTGTAGGAGATTGATGTTTCCAGATGGAGACATGGGTGATCACAAAGACCGAGAGGGCGTGTGATCAGCCAATCGGAGTCTGGAAATTGAACGGTGTCTTCCCTTCGTGTCCTTGGTTTAGGCTTCGCAAGAGCTTGTTGCAACAAAGAAGCGTGGCACATGGATGTAGAAGGTTGATATTACCAGCCTTGAATGCGTCGTCGAATACGTGGAAACATTTCGACGACGCAATGATGAGGCGGGTTATTGAATGGTGCTTCTTCGGAACAACTGACGTCTGTGCTGACGTGAGTGGGCTTGAACGGTGGCTGTGGCACATGGGTGTAGGATACTGATGCCGTTCAGGAAACATCGGAGATGAAACGCGAGGATAATCGCGTCTCATCTCGATTGATGCCTGAATGGATAAACGTGAGCCATTCTTCAAGCTTGGGGCAGTGTGCGCTGCCAAGGTCGGTTCAGATGGTGGATGCAGCTTATGGGCGGCTGCACCCGTTTAGGCGCTGTTAGAGATTGGCTACGAGGGTGTCGTAGGCGGCACGGGATGTAAGGAGAGCGTTGCGCATGAGACCGAGCGAAGGAAAGCCGGGGATGCGTTCGGGTGTCTTGTGGCGGTTGGTGGTGACGTTCTTGCCTCGTCCACGGGCTATGCAACCTACGGACTGGTGCTTGACGTAGCCGAGACCTCCTATGCGGCGCTTGCCTGTGACTGTTGCACGGAGGGCGTCGATGATGAAGGTGGTTAAGGTGTCGATGTCTTCCTCGACGTTGATAATAGGTAGAACCTGTGTAGCCCAGGAATGCCCGTTGTACCCCTTGTAGAGGAAGCGGTTAATCATGTTGACGGACGTAGTGAGGGTGGCGCCACGTCGGCAGCATGAGCGTGACTCTATCTCCTTCTGGAACGTCTTTATACGTGTAGAGGAAAGGGAGATGCTGCTGCCCTTGATGGAATAGCCGAGGAACTTGAACCAATGCTGTGCATCGAGATATTCGACCTTCTTGGGATTGAGGGTCATCTGCATCTTTGAGAGTTCCTGCGTGAGGATGTGCATCGCCTCGACGTAATCGGAACCGATGTAGAGCATATCGTCGGAATAGCGGTTGTATTCGCCTTGGAGACCGGACAACTTCTGGTCGATGTCGTAGAGAATGACATCGGCGAGCCATGATGCCACGGAACAGCCCTGCTTGAGGGACTGGTACTTGGACGACAGTTCTCCCTCGGGCGTGAAGTAAAGGTCGGAGTGATAGTAGTCGCGAAGAACGTCTATCAGAGCCGAGTGACCGTACTTCTGCTCTACCCTATCGAACGCTGCGTCGATATATCGGACAGGCACAGAGTCGAAATATTTGGAGAGGTCGGACTTGAAGCCGAGAACTCCTTCTGACTGTGACGAACCCATACGTCGGGAAATGTCCTGCACCACCCTACCGCACCCTATACCCTTCTGATAGGAACGACAGCGGGGGTGTACCATTTCGGGCATGAGCTCGAAGAGGAGGTCGTTGGCTATGGAGAGCAGGACACGGTCGGCAGGCTCGTTGACATAGACAGTGCGGAAGTCGCCGTTGTCCTTGGGGATGAGGGCTGTATGTGGCGGCATTATCTTGTACTTGCCGTCGCGTATGCGCTGATACATGAGAGAGCGAGCCTGTGGCGTCGTGAGACGATAGAGTGTGGCTTTGGAAATGTTCTTGATGACACCCTTGGCAATGGCGTACTGCCAGCGCTCGGGTGAAAAGAACATTTCGAGGATTTTGTCTTCTTTCATAATTCTGTGGATTTAATGGTTTGTAATTGTGGCTTAGGCAAGCCTTGCTGTGCCTGCCTGAGCCTTTTCAGGTTCTTTAGAGCATCTTTAGCTGTAGGGGACTATGGCTGCGAATGAGCCGAAATCATTGCGCCAGCGTTGCTTGTCGTAAGTCCTTCCGTTGTCGCGGAGATACTTGCGACAGGCATAGCGTGACATGGGACAAGAGCGGTCGAGGGCAGCATTGACGCCCTCGTACTCGAATGTGTAGAATACGATGCGGTACTTCATAATTTGATTGGTTTTGGTGATGAGGAACCCGCCACACGGGAGGTGCGACGGGTCGGTTGAGGCTGTTCTGCGGTCTGAGGACGGGTGTCGGTCTGTAAGCAAGCGATTCAGAAGCTATATTCTGAAGGACCCTTGCCGGACGGCAGGCCGGAAAGGTTCCTTCAGAGTAGAGCTTATATGAACAATCCTCGCCACCGCAGGGAATGAGGATGACAAGTCCTTTCATGGAAGCGCTCTACTTGCTCCACTCGGCTATCTTAGCCTCGATGGAGATGCCAGAGTCGGCAATGAGCTTCTTCATGGCGCCGAGGAGTTCCCATCCCTCGCATTCGTCGGCGAGCGATTGCATTCTACTGAGAGACTTATGCTCAGAAGGATAGCCATTGAAGCGTGCGCCGTGGAAGAGAATGAGATTCTTCATGGTGAAGTAGGCACCTGCACCCTTGTAGGCATTGATGAAGAATTTCGACATCTTCGTCTCGTGACGAAGTCTGTTGCGCAGACGGTTGAAGCTGACGACCGCCTTGTAGAGAGCGTAGGGAGTATGGACATTTTCAATGCTGTTAACGGCATATGTGAGCGGCTCGAATACCTTTGTCTCTATTTCGTCGGTGAAGACATTTGTTCCGCAGATGCGCTTGTAAGGACGACCCTTGCAACTTCGCGTACGGATGCCGTCTACCATCTCACGGAACAGCTTAGAGTAATGCTCTGCCATGGAGAAGGCAACTCCGCGGTTGAACCAACGGTTGCGCTCGTCGAAGGCTTCTGTGTCACCGTGCTTGGACATCTTGTACTGAGCAAGAAGCTCGTTTTCGAGCATCTTCCATGAGTATTCGTAACCGAAGCGCTGGAGAACAGCGGTGAAGTCCTTCTTCTCTTCTTCCATACGGCGTAGCATACGGAACATCTGCGCCATTACCCAACGGCGGTAGAGTTTGCCGTGCGAGATGTAGCCTCCATTGGAGATACGTGCGAAGACGGGGTCGTCGTCGAGTACCTGCGTGGGAACACCTGCGTCAACACGGACAATCATGTCGTCGCCCATCGGAAAGTAGTTGGAAACATCGACACCTGCTGCCTTGAGGGCTGCTATGCGTGCGGATGCTGACTTCTTCTTGGGAGCTGGCTGTGGTGTCTTAGCTATCTCGATTTTTGTCAACTCGTTGATTGTGAACTCGCCTGAAATCATTACATTTTTTTTCATAATTCTTTGAATTTTAAAGTGTTAATAAAGTTGGTTAAATAAGTGAGCGAGGGGGACTCGCTCTGATTACAGGCGGTGTAGATGGAGATTAAGCCTTGCTAAGCCTTTTTAGGTCTTTCTAAGCCGTTGGGGGATTACTAAGCCTCTTTAAGATTTGGAGAGGGCTCGGAGGATTGCGGTTCTACCCACGAGCGGAGGATAATGAGGTCTTTGTCGTTTGGGGACTGCCAGAACCAACTACCCCACTTGTTGTGCCAACGAAGCTGTCCGTCGTACAGCATAAGAAGAACGAAGACTTCGAGCTGGCAGCGGGCTACTTCACGAGATACGCCGTAGAGCATATCTTGGTCAGACAGCTGCTCCTCGGGGAGAGCCTTGAAATAGCTGCGTCGATGGGATTGTGAGCGCTCAGAGGGAATGGAGTACTTATACTGCTGATAATATCCTTCGATTTCGCGGAGCATAACAGATCCGTTAAGAGGGAGGACGTTGACATCGTCAAGACTGACAAGCTCTCTATTTAAACGGAGCGTGCGTTTCTCGAAGTTGACCGTGAAGCGTGAGCCGAGTTCTACGGCTTGTGAGATGTTCTGCATAAATTGCGTGTGTGTCATAATTCTTATGTTTTGGTTTTGCGAGTGACGGAGTATTGCTACACCGTCGTTTTAGGCACTACAAGTCGAGGATACCATGCTTCGGGAGCTACTTTGGAGTGTCATACGTATACAATGCGCCGCATATAACCACACGCTGACTGGCCCTGACGAACTTGGGCAGATAGGTGTCGAGAGCATGACCCGGGAACCCTGCAATTTTGGGCAGATGCTCAGTGTGACGGTCGGTGAGCGCAATGTCGAGAATTTCAGCAGCCTTGACAGCATCTTCGTTGTAACACTCATAGAAACGTCCAACACGAAAGAGAAGCAAGGCGCCAGGGTGGGCTTCTTTCAATTTGTTCCACTGTTTTGAGCGTTGGCTTGTGTCAGGTTGTGTGATATACTCTTCTTGTGTATGAGAAATCGTACCACACATGTAGTAGATGTCGCTCTCCCTGTAACCAAGAGTGTTGTAGAGATAGTCTTCTATCTGTTCTGTCTGCCATTCGTCGGGACAGCCTTTGATTGTGCGGATTGTACCTGACTGATAATCCATGATTGCTATTTCCATAATTCTAAATGTATTTGGTTGATGATTGTGACGTGCGCAAAGACCGTGGCGCATGGATGTAAATGTATGATATTAACTGTCATACGATTACGGGAGGACTCGGTGATAATTGAGTCCTCCAGCATGAGGATGACAGTTAATGCTAAAATGGTCTTTCAGCACGTCGGTTAAGGCTGCGCTGCCATGTCGGACTAACTCATAGAGCAACAGAAGTCGTCAGAAGTGAAATACGTGCCTCCGTACTCCTCTTCTACCTGTTCGTCAGACACAAGCTCGTCTGCCATAGCCATTTCCCCCCATGACGGTTCGTAGCCGAGTATGGCTTCGAGCATAGTGGACTTCAGTTCTACAAGTTGTTCGCGTGATAGTTCTGATATATACATAATTCTTAGTGTTTTGGTTAATGTGCCGTCTCCAGACGGCTTTTAGGCTGTCAACCCAAGATATTCTGATAGGGTATCTATCATAAGCTTGGTTACACAGTCATCATCTATGTCGCTGACGTATTTGTTTACGTCACATCCATAGAGTTCTTCCCCTTCTTCGACTGCCCACAATGCCTGCCTTGGAATGTCTCTTATAACGAAATCCAAATCAGCCTTTGTCTCGCAATCGTCAATGATACCATCTGGAATGTTGAGAAGCACGTTGTCTTTCTCATCAACGAGATGCCACTCATATTGTCCTGGAATAAATCTTACGTTGTTCATAATTCTTATGTTTTGGTTAATGTGCGCAGTTCTTAGCTGCGCTTTTTAGGTAATGTAATTTCGCTGCACGGAAAGCATTGACTTATGGGCCAGTAAAAGCTATTGTCTATGCCAGCAAAACCCCGGTCTTCATATAGGCGTGTTACAACGTGCTCTCGGGATTGAGAATGTATATCGCAATATACTCTCATTCCTACCTCGATTTTCTTCATATCTACAATGTTTTGGTTATTGGTAGGGAGATTGCTCTCCCTGTTTTGGCTAATCTATACGCTCGTAGGCATGGCGCATGGCATCGTTAGCTCGGAAATATTCCTGGTCTTCTTCTGTCTCAATACACTTGTCAACATAATCGTTGCTGCTGAGGACAATCCTGCCGTCTTCGTAAGCCTTGCGAACTGTTTTAACGGCTTCTTCTTCGTTGGGTGCGTCTACCGACACTGTTCTCTGGAGGAACTCGGTGATTGATACGTAATACTTCATAATTGTTTTAATTAAATTGGTTAAACTTGTAGAGGGATTGCTCCCTCTGGGTTTTAGGCTGTCTGATGGACATTGTGTGCTTCAATCTGCTTCTTGAATTTCTTGGGAAACTTCTCCCAGTCTTTGTATGCTTGCACTACTTGATATGAAGAACATACGTTAAGAGGCATTTCGTAGATGTAATAACACTTTAGTTTCCCTGAGCTTTCATATAGAACCCATTCACCAGAAGCGAGAGTACCTTCGTTAAGCTGAATGGCGTTGCCACCTGCCTCGGTGTAGCGATTGACGAGGCTATCGACATAATGATAGTCGCATTTGTACTTTATCATAATTATAATTTGTTTGGTTTGTAGTGAGGGAGGCAAGCTCCCTCCGTTTAGGCTGCGCTATAAATATAGCCCTCGCACTTTGTGCCGTCTTCGTAGTAGTAATCTTCTCGTTCCGACAGCTCTTCTCGTACCGCTTCATCGCTTGCCCAATACTCGTACTCCTGCTGGAAAGCCTTAAAAAGGCTATTATAACATCTCTCCATGACATCACGGAATGTGAGGTCGCGGTATTCGGGGCGTGCCCAGTTGCGGTAATAGTCAAACAGCGGTTCAAGAACATCGCAGTCGTAGCACATGCCGGTCAACGGACAGCCGTCAAAACTCTCCATCAAAACCTTGCTGCGACGTGACTTGTATGTGTACTTGCCATTTTTGTCGTATTTACCACTGGATGAGTAAAATCTTCCACGTATCAAGTATGGCATTATTTCGCTGCTTATATAACGGAACAACAGTTTCCCGTTCAAGTCTTCAAGGTCAAACTCCTCGAAAGCCAGCTTGTCGCTACGGACTTTGCCAAATCCGCAGCCTTCATAGCTTACCTCGTAACTGGTCACGTAAGAGTCGGTTATTCGCTCAAACTCCTCAAGCGTATTGTTGAAATACGTCCTGTAACACACCATTGTGTTATCCATAACGTTCCAGCGCTCACGCTCGATAATCTTGTCTTGTACATCCTTAGACAATTCGCCAAAGGTAAACACCTTAATCGTCAGCTCTTTCATATTCAATTCTTTTTAGGGTTAATACAGAACCTCCCGAAATGGGAGGCTGTTGAGGCTGCGTTACTCTTTGGTCATAAGATACTCGAAGACAATCTTGCAGGTGCGCATTTCTTTGTAGTAGGTGACGGTCGTTTGAAGCTTTTTATCATCGGCTACATGATTGTCGTTGACACTTGCGCAAACGAGACCGAGCCAATGTCTGACCATTGACTGAAGCTCGTAGGTAATCGGACTGTCGAAAAATTTGAGGGTCACAACGTTTGTGCCGACATTGTACGTAACCTTGACGATACAGCGATTGATAAATCCTACGAGTGTTCCATGTCCGTCACGACAATAGGAATTGTCGTCGAAAAGGTCATCGAAGAGAACGTCGCTGCACAGGTCCTTCTCGTTAATGGGACATGGCATCTTGAATTGTGTCCTTAGCCTGTAGGCAAATCCGTAGAACTTTGTAAGAGCACGGCGTGCTGACTTGTAGGATGAATACGTCTTGTCCCTAAAGACTGCCGTACCGTCGTCGTTGACGTGTATGGTTGTCGTACCAAGCTGATGAGAGAATGTTATATTCTTCATATTCATATATGTTTTAAAGATTTGATAGTTCCGTGTCGGGACTCGAACCCGATGTACGCCTGTCGCTCACGGATAAAGAGAACTACTGCTTCGGCTTTTCGTAATAGCACGACACCTTGTAGCCGTTCTTGGCGAGGATGTCAAGTAGTGTATGTGCGCTCTTGTAGAAGATGTTAAGCTCGATGCTTACGACCTCGTCAGTGAATAGTCGTTTGCCATTCTTAATGATGTTATCACAGTGCTTTTTGTCGGCGAAGAAATTATACAGGACATATCTTTCTTCGCCATTCTGTTCGTACTTACAGATAAAAATAGCAAGTGCGTTGCCTGCATAGATGTTTACATCAAAAGTCTTCTCTTTCTGCTTGATGGTAATTTTGCCCATCTTGTCAGTCCACTTCCATTGTAATGCCATAATTCTAAAATTTAGTTAATAATTGCACCTCCCCAAAGGGAGGTGAGTTAGGCTATGCAAGTTTCTCTATTTTGAGGTTTTCCGACAATATGTATGCAGGATATGCGCGGCTGTCAGTCATAGTCGGTTCTACATATATAAACATCTCGTCTTTTTCCTCTTCTGTCAGGCAGAGTTTAGATTCTATATAGTCGTCCGTCCAAAACAGCTCTACAAAATCATTCTCCTCTGCAAAAGCAAGAACATACTCAAGAGCTTCCTCTTCGTGTTTGGCGTACACGTTGTATGTGCTAAGATAATAGCCACATCCAGGATACAGACCTACAGAATAAAGATTGCATCCACATTCTTTGTTGTTTATTGTTTCCATAATTCGTTGTTTGTTGGTTATACTTGCACTCTCCACAAGGGAGAGTCTTTTAGGCTTATCAATACCACAACGGAATGAACTTCGCAATATTTTTAGCTTTTCTGCGGTCTCTTCTGCGCCTTTCTTCGTAAGCGCTTCCGTTGACGCACTGGTCGGCTGACCGCTGAAACATTGCACCTACAGCCCAATAGGCTGGAGTGTAATCCTGCGGAACTTTATCCAAGTCAATGCAGCCAGAGTCAAGTATTTGGTTGATACACTTGTTGAACTCCTCTACATTCCTGTAGTTGCGAACAACATGGTTGCACTTTTCGATAAATTCTTCTCTCGTCATAATTCTAAATGTTGGTTAATAGAAATCCCCACCCGTGATAGTGAGGATTGATTTAGGCTAACCGAACATGAGCGAGTCAATCATTCTGTAGAATGTGTACTCGTCGGTGCTGTTGTAGAGATAGTGTACAAACTTGCGTCTGTCCTCCATTCTCAAGACTCTGTAATAATGCTTGAAGTCGGAGAAATTGCCGTTTATCCACGACTCGTGCATTATCTGCATCATTTCGTACTCGCCTGCCACCTCGTAGGACTTAGCCTGCTGCGCAAGCGTTCTGCTTCTCCTTTCGGATGCTCTTTTTGCTGTTGCCATAATTCAGAAATTAATTTGGTTAAACGTTGTTCTGTGCAGATAGGCTGCACAGATTTGTTGAGGCTCAATAACCACGATACAGGATTCTCTTGACAAGCGGATATTCGTAACCTCCGTCCTGTCCTACGCAATAGGTAAAGCTCGGCTTGTTGCCACGCAGCTCAACCCACAGACGACTGAGTATTCCGCAGTTCTGTATTCTGCCGTACTTCATGTTGTGGAATACCTCGTCGTACTTTCTTTTCTGACAGCCCAGTGCTTGACAGAAGCCGTCAGACAGCTCACGCAGAGCGCTGTCGGTAAGCTCGAACGGACGCCACTTATAATGCTTGTTGTCGTAGATTTGTCCGCCTAAAAAGTCGCTCATTGTAAACTGATGCGCGCCGTTCGCTCTAAGCAAGCCGGCGAGCGTCTTGTAAGTTCTTTTCTTCATAATCTTATTTTTGTTGGTTTGTAATTGTTCCTGCGTGCAATCGTCACGCAGGATTTTAAGGCGTTAGTAACGGAAACGGCTCATGTCTACGCCGTAAATCTTTGCAAGGCGCAGAATACCATTGGCGATGCGCTCAAACCATGTATGTACAAACTGCGAGGTTCTTGCGTCTGTTCTGCAATAACCCCACTCCGTGCCAACCTTGGCAATGTCATAGTTCGTAAAGGCTACGTTCACGGTAGAGCAAAGACCACTAATCCAGTATGTCAGTTTCTCCAGAGTAGACATTCTGCGCCTGTCGTTTTTGTAGATTTCATCGTAGAACATATCAAGCGCAAACTCAATGCGCTCCTTGTCAGACATAGACTCTACATCTACATCATCGGAAGAGATGGAGTCAAGGATGTAAGCATACATTTTGCCGTTCACTTTGTAATCTCGTGGGTTCTTTTTCATAATCCTAAAATTTTAAATGGTTGATAAAATGAACCCGTGACAAAACGTAACGGGTTGTTTAGGCTCAATCGTGATAAGCAATGGCTACAATCTCAACAATAGCGTCGTGAAAATCATTCTCAGATTTCGGATCATTGTAGTCGGTCATACGTGCGTTGTGCATCTTGCGAGCTGCAATCTTTGCCTTGTTTATCTGATACATCAACGAACGTTCAAAATTCTTGTCGCAATTTCTGTCTCTAAGCATAATTCAAAGATTTTTGGGTTAATGATTGCATGAGGGACTGTTTATCCCCCATAAATTCAGGCGATACGGAAGGCTGCGACTACGTGATTGTAAAAATCACGTAGTCGCTGTCTCATCCATTAAAGGAGAATCGACAAATGTACGACCGATTTTGTCCGCAATACACACGCTATATTGATTTTCCCACGACCATCTGACTATCTTTACGATATACTGATAGTTGGACTTTTCGACTATTGCATCACAAGCGAGCAGCAAATCCCCCTGTAGAATCTCCTCAAATTCCTTTCTTTCCTTGTCTGTCATAATTCTAATTTTAGGTTAATAGTAGGCAGCACATTATCGTACTGCCCGATTTTAGGCGTTTTGTGTGCGGTGTGCATTGATGAAAGCAATGCAGCCGTTACAGATGTTCTCGTTGTGACGGGGGTTTTGAAAGGTGGAAAGATAAAATATTACAGTCTTTATGGGTCTACCGGGTTCTGGAGAGTCTCTCTCCATAAGAAATACGGAAGCTGACATTGAACCCAAGTATCCACCGGTGCTTATCTCCATACTTATTCTCGAATCACCTACCGTGGAAAGCTGTACCTTCCACCACTTCCTTAGCAACACTTTCATGTGCTCTAACTCTTTCAATTCACTCTGTGTCATAATTCTTTGTCTGTTGGTTTGTGGCACCGACCCTCAATGAGTCGGCTGTTTAGGCTAATCGCTCACGTTGAAGAAATACAACACCTCAGAGCTATCGTACGCCGTTTTTACGTACTCCGGTTTAAGTCTCTCAAAACGCGCCTTTTCAACGTGCATTCCCCATACTATAATCCAGATGCCAGCGGGAAGCATAAAATCCTCGTCAGTTGAATATAGCTCCTTTGTGCTTCTTGATTCAAGAAAGCACTCCGTTAACCATTGTGCACTGTTCAAATCCTGATTGTTGATTTCTTGCAGCAAAAGATAATCTCTAATTTTCATAATTCTAATGTTTTAGTTGGTGAATAGTCCGTGCGCATGATTGCGCACAGGGTTTAGACAATGTACGCCACGGTCAGGAATATACCGTCGTAGCTCAAAAACTCTACGTGTGTGTACATCTCCTGCATCTTAGCGTATACGTACTCCATGAAGCGAGAACCCTCGCACTTGATTCTTTTTGTTGCCATAATTCATTCTGTTTTTTAGTTAATATGCCGGCAACGCTCAACAACGCTGCCGTGGTTTAGGACTACATAATGCGCGGACGTGAGAAGCTACGCTCAATATTCAAAGCCTTCCAATCGACCCTTGCTGCACGACGGGAATACTCGCTGTCATCCAAATTCTTACGTCTGCACTCTGCCGAAATGGCTCTCTTGTTGCTTGCAACAAGCGCTGCAAGGAATAATTTGTCTCCGTGTGTCATAATTCTGTGATGTTTTTAATTGGTTAATTATCGTACTGCCCAAATGAGGGCAGCTGTTTAGGCTCAAGATTTCAGAATGTGAAATCCACATAAACAAGGCGTGCGCCTTTGAACTCGCCCCAATGATTGACGTCGTCGTACTTGTAAGCCTCGTATTTCCTGGTGCTTCTGTTGTAATCGTCACGTATCCAGACCGGAGCGGTCTCCGATTCTGTCAAGCGGAAAAAATCACCACGCTTGACATTGCGCAATTCTGTCTTTCTCATAATTCTGTAAGGGTTATAATTATCGTACTGCCTGACTAAACAGGCAGCATTCAGGCGCAAAGTTTTCCAAGCACAATTTTCGTACTGCTCAACATTCAGCGTTCGATCCAAACAGGTATTTCTCCAAGCGCTCTGTCTCATGTAGGTAATTGCGGGAAAAACCACGACCAATTTTCGTACTGCTCCAGAAGTAGAAGAGAAACACTATGTAGAAAAATCCAAGCAGAACAGTATTTATCGTACTGCTTGCTATCAGTATGCACGGAAGAAGCTGAAGGTTTCCAAGCACAATTATCGTACTTGAACGGAGGATTTGTCTTGTTGTCATAATTCTGTATTTTTTTCTGTGGTTAATAGTCCCTACACAACTGCGTAGGGTTTTAGGCGTTAATCACTCCATCCACGTTCCGCCGTGAAACGTCAGATTGTGCCCGTTCCACGTTCCGTGCCAGAATCCATCTTTCAACTCTGTTACGTCTACCTCTGCGTACAGCGACGAGCCGTCGCAGAGAATAATCATTTCTCTTACTTCCATAATCCTAAGGTTTACCGGTTAATAGTCCGTGCGCGTAATGCACGCACGAGTTTTTAGGCTATGCGGAGATGTTTTGCGTACGTTCTGCATACATCAAACGCAGGATGCTCAGGCGTACGCTCTGACGTGTCGAATAATCGTACTTCCACATATCCCATGTCCCTGGCATCTGTGAAATAATTCCAAGCGTCATGGAAATTGTCAAAACCCATGTAATGTACGTGCGGATGCTCACCGTATGTGACACACATGCTCTCTTTGTAATATTTGCTCATAATTCTTTGATTTTGTTGGTGAATATTGGTAGAGCAGCCACAAGGACTGCCCTAATTTGCCTTAGGACGTGCATCTTGGCACCGCGTTTGTCGTTATTGTCTTCTCTCACGGCTCACGCCCTACCTGTAACGCTGAGGTGCGCCCTGTTTCCTAACAGCTGACAGGGAACTGCTTTTTCTCAATTTGGTATGCCCTTTTGCGTATAGCTCACTGCAACCACCACGTTGCAGACGATTTAGCGAGTAACCGGCTCGCACGCTCGTGACACGTTAGAATATGAATTATGAATTATTATTTGTTTGTCTCACTTTCCCGCTGTAGTCGTGCACTGCAACCATTCGGCATTACCTTATATGTTCCTGTCTTCTTTCCTTATTCGCCTTCAGTCGTCGCACATCAAGCAGCCGTCTTGTCGGCTGCGCTGCTCTTTGCGCTAAGTTCATTGCGTGGGGCGGTAGTTATCAGCCGAACACACAAGTCCCTGTGCAAGTCGTTCAGGACTCGCACCTGTGCCTGTGCCGTGTTGAGTCCAGACGGACGCACGACTTAAACAAAGGTTACAGGATATATAAGGTATTTCCTAATTGGGCGCTACCTTATGCGACATTACAAACAAATGTTATATAATGTCTGTATGATATAGTCGCTACATGTGGAGTCGAACCACATCGATTAAGTTCCAAAATAGCGGATATGAAAAAGGGCGTACCGTAAAGCGGTACACCCTAATTTCTTTGTGTGTGTTGTCTGTGTTACTCGTTGCCTGCTTGTGCTGCTTCCGCTTCTATTTTTGCAAGTGCAGCACGTGCAGCGGCTAATCGTTCCTGCAAACTCTTACGTTCCTTTTTCTGATTGTCAACTTGTTTCTTGCTTTCTTCATAGTCTTTCACAAGTTGAGCAACAAAGGAAGTTAATCCGGCTAAACTGTACACATCCGGTGTGATGTCCTTTGTTTTACCGTTGATGTTTACCCATTCGCCAAACTTTGAGAAACCGCGCGAATGACTAACCGCAGTTATAGCAAACTCTATGGCTGCATTGGCATGAGTTGCGAATTCTTCATCTTGCCACAGGCAATAATTTATTGCCTCATCGTACGCCTTTTTGGCTTTGGTATACTCATTGTACAACCTGTTCAATGAGTCGTAAGCCGTAGGGCGTTCTTTGTCCTTTTTGGCGTTATTCTGTACTTCGGTATTCAATAAACCACAAAGTACTACATTGTTAACTGCGTTGTCGCTTTCGGCTATAATAGCCTGTAATTCCTTATTTGTCATAATCTATTGTTTTGTGTGCCTACATACTTATATACATACGTTTCCACACAGACAAAACAGGCACAAATAGAGCCTGTGTGAAATGTACCGCCGTACACCTATATAAAAGCAAAAATTAAGCCGTCAGAATATGAATTAACATTTTTAACATACGTGTAACCCTCTATATATCAACGACTTAACTATATTTTCGAGTGCATAAATATTCATTTTCTGTATAAAGACTGACAAAGTGACAATTTTAACTTAATATACCTTAATTGTCAGTGACAAGTTGGCAGGATTTAAATATGTTTAACCAAACGTGAAACATATAAATATACAAGTACTTGTATTAATATACTGCCGTAAGGTATTTATATTCAATGTGTTACGTTAATTTATAATATAAATTGGCGTGAAACATCCAAAATGTGAATTAACATAAATTGACTTTATATTATTGCATATAATATAAATATGACAGGGGACACCCCCGTACAAAGGACTATATTTGTTAGTAGTCACTCCTCTTAAAAATTTTTTCTTCCGATTTTTGCATATTTTCTGTATATTATTGTATATATGTTAATTTATTGTTAATGCGTATGAAATTGTGTAAACGTGCATATTTATGCAATTCGTTTATTTTAGTTATTGTGTTGTTTGAGTCTGATAATGTTGTATTGTTCTTGGAGTTCTACTTTATTATTCTGTATTATATTGCATCTAATGGAGGTTAAAATGGAGGTAAAATACAGTGTTAATAGGATTTTATGCAGTATTGGAGTATTATTATTACTATCTTTATATCGCAGATGTGTGAGAGTTCTTTTGGGAAACTTGAATCTGCAATGCTGCTTGACAGCCGATAAATAAAGACTTTTTGCTACATGTAGGTCCTCCATAGTTTGCATATCGGAAACTCCAGAGTAGAGTTAGGGAATGCGGAGTGTTGTCTGTGTGTCGGCAAAGGTACAAAATAAATACATAAACAACAACATAAACAGTGGATTTATAGGGAATATGGATAAGAAAAGAAGGATGAAGAACGATGATGTGAGGCGTTCGGCTGTGCGGAACTACCGTGAGGGATGCAACAATCTGGCTAAGGTGGTGAACGAGCAGCTGTTTGAGGGTTGCCGTGCCTGGTATTGGGTTGGCGGTGATATAGGTGGAGTGTGTGGCTTTGAGGATTGTGACTTTTTGAGTGCTGAGGATATGGCGAGGATTGTGGAGAGCGGCATGACGTATGATGAGTATGCTGAATGGCGTGATGCTAATCTTGAGCATGAGCAGCACATAAACCTACGGTCGTGGATGAAGGGTGCAAGACATGAGATGTGTGGTACTGTGCAACCAGGTTGTGCTCCCTACGAGTATAAGACTAATGAGTCTTGTGACGGTCTGACACGGGTGATAGATAACGTACAGGATGTAGCGGTAATGCGCGACGTGCTGTTGCGGTTCATTAATTGGTTCAAGACGGACTTCAAGACGTTGCCGCTTATACTGGCAGACCCGTTTGCTGACGCAACGTGTAACAGTCTCACAGCGGCAATATACGCCTATATGTCCGATATTTCAAAGAAACGGGAACAGGAAAACAAAGACAAGGAGGAACGTGAGCTGCGCCGTGACGACAAAGACTCCTGTCTGCTGTATAAGAGTGAGGCAGGGTCCATAACGATGCGTTTGAAAGCCGACGGCAGCACATTCCGCGACATCACGGATGAGATGTACGACACCTATAAGGCTAAGAATAAAGACTACGACGACAGTTTCCATCAACTCTTTGAGGAGTGCGGCATGACATACGCCTACGGACACCTGAAAGAGAAACTGGTGCGTATGAAGTCGCTGATGAAGGATGAGGCTAAGGTGAAGGGCGAGAGCATGAGAGACTCGTTGCTTGACCTTGCCAACTATGCGATACTTATAATCATGGAGCTTGACAAAACGAAAAAGTAATTGCAATAAAAGACTAACGATATGGAAGAAATTGTATTTAGGGGCAACGACAACCAGGCTCTGACGACAAGTGCGATTGTTGCGGAGAAGTTTGGTAAAGAACATAGTGATGTATTGAAAGCCATAAGAGCTTTGTTTACGACAGGGGAAAAATCACCTTTCGTTGAAAATCAGCAACTTACAAAGATGTTTGCTCTTGTGGAGGCTGAACAGCCAATGCCTGTTGGAGGTGGTGTAAAGAAGATACCCGTGTACGTTATGAACCGCGACGGTTTTACATTGCTGGCAATGGGTTTTACTGGAGCGAAGGCACTGGCTTTTAAATTGGAGTACATGAACGCCTTCAACGCTATGGAGCGGCAGATACGCCAGAGTTCAGGCGTTCCGCAGACGTTTGCCCAGGCTCTTATGCTTGCAGCGAAACAGCAGGAACAGATAGAAGCACAGCAAAAGCGGCTTGAGATGCAGCAGCCTAAAGTGGATTTCTTCGACGCAGTGGCAGAAAGCAAGACGGCTATTGACATCAAGGCGGTTGCGAATACCCTGCACTTCAAGAATATCGGGAGAAATAAGCTGTTTGAAATCCTGCGCAACAAAAAAATACTGATGGGGAACAACCTTCCGTATCAAAAGTATGTTGACTGCGGGTATTTCCGCACGATAGAACAGAAGTATACAACGTCTGACGGCGTAAAAATTAACATAAAGACACTCGTCTACCAAAAGGGTATGGATTTTATTCGTAAAACCCTAAATGGTTTGGGTTGTAAGCAGGCGGAGCAATGACTAAGTGTGGGAAAAAGGAAACAAAGGAGAAACTATCGTGAAATGGATATGAGCAAAAACAGATACCGCAACAAGATTCCTCCGTTCACTCCAGACCCTGAGCACTGGACGAGGAAGTCGAGATCATGGAAGGCGAAGGTTGCCTACGAGACTGAGGATGATGCCTGGGAGTTCCTGAACCAAAATCCGAAGCTGAAGGCGATGGGTTACGTGGTGTACCAGTGCAAGACTTGCTCCAAGTGGCATATTGGTAGACGACATTAATAACAAACAAAAATGTAGACATGAAAAAGAAAGGTTATTACGAATACGTACCGCAAATCTACCCAAGAAGACTTTGGGTAATGTACGATACATCCGAAGAAGAAATAGACAAATGCTTTACTGATATAAAAGGCGACCCTCTTGTTCATAACGGTGTGCCTATGAGTAAAGGAACCTACGGAGGCATGGTTTATGACGAGTGTATGAGTAAAGCAGGAAAATACTTCGGCAATCTCGTTGTCTTTCCAAAAAAGAGGGATATGACTATGAAAAATATCTGCCACGAGGCGTTCCATGTCCTATCGTCTATCAATGATGCGTGCGATTTGGAAAGGTTGTATAATGGCAGGAATGAGCACCAGGCATACCTCATGGGGTGGATATGTGATTGCATCAACAATGCTCGCTTAGGAATTGGAGATTTTATCGAAATCGTAGACACAAAAGAATAGAAAACATGGATAACAAGTGTAAGGACTGCGCAATGTTTTCAGCCGAGGATGCGGACAGCCCGCCCTGTTGCCTCGCCAAAGACCTCTACACGTTCGTGATGGGCGAAGATGAGGCTTGTAGGGAGTTTGTAAAGTGGAACGACAAGAAATAACAAACAAAATAAAACGAAATGGAAAGAGAGAAGATAGTAATTGAACTTTGCGGCGGTAAGATGCCGGAAAAGGCGCACGATGCCGATGCAGCGTATGACGTATTCACAAAAGAAGACGTGAGAGTGCTCGATTGGGAACGCTATGCAATACCTCTCGGCTTTAAGATGCAGCTTCCGAAGCATTTAGCTGCGGTGATACAGCCGAGAAGCGGTATGTCTGTCAAAGGTATGCACGCCAAAAGGATGTGCGATGGAGGACTTATTAAAGAAATGCGAATTGACGCTGATGTTAAACTTGGCTTGATAGATAGCGGCTATACCGGCGAGGTGAAAGCAATCGTGAAAACCTATGGTATAGGCGGCTTTTTGCCAGGAGACATTATTATTCCTGCCGGCACAAAGATAGCACAGATGAGGATAGTGGAGATTCCTGCGACGGTGCTTGTGGAGGGTTGGATTGATAAGGACACGGAGCGTGGCGAAGGAGGTTTTAATTCAAGTGGAGTGAAATAGATATGGAAGGCAAGACATACATCGGCATAGACCCGGGAGCGAAAGGCTATATTGCAGTAATGTACTCCGACGGCACACGTGAGTATTACTCCATTGCGGATAATGACTATCACGACATTGCGACGTTTCTTAAAAACATCAAGACGATACACGATGAAGACTGTGTGTGCTGCATGGAGGAGATACACGCCGTGTTTGGCTCGTCGGCAAAGGCAACATTCTCATTCGGAGAAATATACGGAATGCTGCAAGGTTTTCTGATTGCACTTAAAATCCCTTATCACCTCGTGCCTCCGAAGATGTGGCAGAAGGAGATTTGGATAAACCAAGACAAAGTATCCAAAACAAAAGACGGAAAGTCAAAGGTAGACAACAAGGCTACATCTATCAACGCTGCAAGAAGATTGTTTCCGACCGAAGATTTTAGGCGTACAAGCAAGTGCAAGAACGTAGACGATAACAAGTGCGACGCGTTGCTGATATGCGAATACGGAAGGAGAAGAGGGCTGTAGAAAGGGGTAAAATGGTAGGTTGGGTAGGTGGTGTAGGTGTGGTAGGTTTGGTAGGTTTAGTAGGTTATTGTTTATTGTTTAAAAAATAAGGATATGGAATTTGGAAAGAAGTTATATTGTGGCAATTTTGTGGTTACAAAGAAGTCGCGTAGCCTGAGCAAGCAGGAGTTGAAGGAACTTCGTGACAAGGAAGGAATCCGCAAGGATGTCCGCAAGCACCTGACGCGAGGTTCACTGCCATACATGTGTGTTGAAACGGTCGGCGGCGGATGGAAAGTGGAGTTCGGTATCGGCACAACGATGTTCGAGGCGATTGACGCACTCAGCATGGTTCGTGACGAGAAGGGCGATTGGCGCACTCACGGAACGGAAGGCAAGAACGCAGAGGCTATCTTTACCGGCATGTTCGTTGACACTACCGTCGTCGGCGACGCGGAGTATCAGGCAGCAAAGATGAAAGCAATGACAGAGTACATTGATCGCACATCAAAGGCGAATATCGCCAAGGAGGACAGTCATGAATAGCAGAGAAGCGGCAAAACTATCGTTGAGGATGAAATCTGAAGCCGTTGATTTAGGTCTGTGCCAAAAATGGACGGAAGAGTGGGCTGACGGCACCTCAAAAGACGGGATGGTGGATAAGTTCGTCAGAGGCATTGACTTCTGTATCGAGCACAACTGGCCTTCGCCCAAAGTTATGAAACGTGATTTTGGTGATGTAATACACAATCATGGTGTGTATGTAGACGAGAATGTAGACGCACACAACCCGCCAATCGTGATACTGAACGGTGAATGTGTAGCCAACGTGACTTACACAGGAACAGCGACTGGAGAAGTGTATGTACGGCACCAGTCTGAAGCCAGGATAAGGGTGGAGGGTCTGACCCGCTGTTTCGTGAATCTTTATGACGAAGGCTCAGTGAGTATAGATTGTGATGACGGCTGTAAGGTGTTTGTGTACCAGTATGGCGGTTGTGTAAGAAAAGTGGCGGGAGATGTAATAATTAGAGACAAGCGAGATGAAGAGAAGTAACGGAGAGAATATAGACCAGCTGTTCGGCCAGCTATTGCAGTTGAGTGCAGAAGACAAGTATGACTTTGAAGAGTTCAGAGGTGATTGGGGTCGCTCTAACGGCGAGAAGTTCAACGATATGTTGTCGCGTTTCTGCCGTCAGATGCGAGAATTGGCAAAGAGCAGTCCTGTAAAATACATGTCAGGTTCTTACTATGTTTTTAACGGTAAGATATATGAGCGTGTTGACGACAATGTTGTGGAGCAGGCCTACCAGTTGCTCGTAGAGAAGCTGCGTATAGGCCCTATTATGAACAGGACCTCGATACGTAAGGAAGTTTTTATAAACACTATAAAGAACTATAATGTTCTTGTACCTCAGTTTGACGTTGTTGCGTTCAAGAACGGAGTGGTAGACTTCGGTTTGTCGAACAGCAATCCACGTACCATGCCTTTTTCTCCTCATTATCATGTAACGTATTATCATCCGTATGATTTTGACCCGAAGGCGAAGTGTGTGCGGTGGACACACTTTCTTGAGGAAGTGCTGCCGGACAAGGCATCAAGAGAGATATTGCAGATGTTCTTGGGATTGGGTCTTGTGCAGAGGGGCGATGCCTACAATCCATACGAGGGAAAGATGGTGAACAAGATAGAGTTGTGTCTGATGATGATAGGAGCCGGTGCAAACGGCAAGAGTGTGGTGTTTGAGGTGATGTGCGCCCTGTTTGGCTCGGAACACATCTCGAAGATGGACTATGCCGACCTGACCGCAGACGGAGACGAAGGGATGCGTGGCCGTTATCCTATCAGAAATGCCATATTCAACTGGTCGAGCGATTCGGACCCGAAGAAATTCGGCAAGAAGAACACTGGAATGTTCAAGCGAATCGTCTCTGGCGAGCCAGTGCCGTATAGAGGTTTAGGCGAGAACGTGATGTCTGCCGGCACTTTGCCTTATCTGATATTCAGTCTGAACGACCTTCCCTCGTCGGACGATGTGTCGTTGGGCATGATAAGACGTTTGCAGTACGTAAACTTTGAGGTGACAATACCGAGGGAGAAACAGGACCCACTGTTGGCTGCAAAGATAATAAAGAACGAGCTGCCTGGCGTGTTCAACTGGGTGCTTGAGGGCGAGAAGCTGTTGAGAAGACGCCAGTTTGTATTCCCGGAGGCAGAAGGCTCGAAAAAGCACAAGATAATGTCGTACTTGAAGACGTGCCCGGTGATGTCGTGGCTCATGGCTTACGGTGTGCGCCATGAGAGATGCGTGAACGGCGAGAAGCCTGTATGGATGCCGGCATCTACGCTGTATGAGAGCTTTGAGCAGTTCTGCTGTGACAACAACTTGGAGGCAAACGAGATACCCTCGATGAATCGTTTCAGCAGAACATTGTGGAATGACTGTCACTTCTCGAAGAAGAAGACCCCGAAGTGTATGGTATATGAGACATACGGTGTGACCGAAGAAGACCTGAAGGAGCACTTTATTATTGCCGAGATGAAGGGTGTAGAGTTTGGAGAAGAGATAGGATTTATCAAGGAAGATAGGAAGTAGTAATAATTAATAAATCAGATAGATATGGAGATAGAGAAATTTATTGAGATAGTAGAGGACAAGTCTATGCTTGAGTATGGTCTGCGAGTGCTGATGCAGGCTGCTGAGACAAAGAAGATGCCGGAAGAGGCATATATGCCCACCTTTAACGACGAAATGCTTGAGGAGGCGTTTATGGCCGTATTGGAGAAGATAGTTAACAGTTAATGAAAAAGGTGCCTTCTTCGCAGAAGGCACCCTATACAATGTCAATTTAACATCATTATTTATTCGCTTTTTTCTTTTGGCATAACGCCATTCCGTTCTGATAAACAAGACAGGAATGGCAGTCGGTGGGGTAATTGACCGGCAAGTGGAAATGGACCACATTGTTCTCCTTGTCAATCTCGTCCTGCTTAATCTTGTTGTAATCGGCTTCGAGTGAAACGATTTTAAGCCAGTCGGGAGAGCCGTACTTAGCTTTCTTTTCGGCAATGACGAGCTTGCGCAGAATAGTCTCTTTGGACGTTTCGTGCGCCAGTTGGTCGGGAGACAGGCCGTCGGACTTGGCGTTGGCCTCGTCGCGCTTGCCTTGCAGTTCGGCAATGCGTCGCTGGACAGAGTCGAGAGCTTCGAGTTTGCCCATTTCCTTTAGTAGTTCGGCTTTGGGCCATGACAGTCCTTTTCCCTGGAACGCCACTGCCCAAGCGTCTATTTGTGCCCATCCGGCAGCTCTTAGGTCCGCATAGATGAGATAAGCGGCATCTGACATGCCGTACTTCTTTTGATTGTTGCGTGCTGCAATTGAAAGAGCGTATTCAGACATAATCTATTGTTGTTAAGTTATTGTATTGGTGTGATGCGATAAGCCTTTCCGGGTCTTGCTGAGCCTACCTAAGCCTCTCTGAGCCTTTCTAAGCCTTTGGGGAGGGGTGGCTTGGCTATTGTTTTTGATAAATGAGTGTTACGTAGCATACGCAGCGAGGATGGAATGGCGGGAACGGGTCGCCGAACTTGTGTATATAGGCCGTTTCGTCGTCGCATACGGCGCACGGGAAGGAGCTGCCTCGATGCACCCTGAAACCTATAGCACCAGTCTCCTTTCCGTACTGCTGTTCTGCCCTACCCCACGCTACAGCCACCATCTGCTGCGCGTTTCTTATGATGTTTTGGTAGGCAGCATGGAAGACTCCCTTGCCGTATGAAGGCGTGGCGATGTTTACATCCTTCTTTCTTGCCTTCGTAATTACGGACGTGGTGTACGGGTCTTTATACCCAGTACGTATTGCGGACAGGATCTGCGAGTCGGTGTATTTCATCAATACTCCGGCCTTACACATACGCACCATGTCCTCTGCGAAGTTTTTCAGATAACTGGCAGTTCGCTCCATTGAAGTCTTGCCATACACCTTTGACACAAGAAAGTCCTCCGTGCTCTCTGTGCTGATATCCAGTATTGAGCACGCGGTCTTGGCACAGACGGCAATATCAGTTTCTATTCCGTCGGCAACACCTAACGCAATGCGCTGTGATGCCGCAATAAACCCATTCTCGTTTGTCAGTGTCGCTCCTCTCCTGTATTTAGAAGCGAGCGACACTATCTCACGGGCAACCTTAAACAGCCGCTTCTGTATGCGCGACTCGCAGGCTATCTGTGCCTTTGTCCTATTAAGTGCGTATTCCGATGACTTCATAAATTATTTTTTAAGATACTTATCCCAGTTGTTGCGTCCAGGATAATTGCCGTTCTCGTCCCATTCCTTGTCAGACCTCTTCGGTCTGCCTTTCTTGCCGCGACCTGTGTTAACGTCGTTGCCGGACTGGTTTTTATTTATTTTTGCGAGAGCCTCCTCTTCCTCGATGTTGTTCTCGACCTGTGCCTCCTGACGTTGGATGTCGAGGAGCAAGTCCTGCTGGTCCTCCTCTTTCTGCTCGCGCATGATACGAGTAAACTCGTCGTTCTTCGAGAACTTGGAATTGCGTTCAGAAGCGGTCTGCTTCGAGAGGAACTTGTTCTGAACGGCAGTTGCAAGGTTCGTGATAAGCTCCGTGTCGTTCTGATGGATATAACTTTCAATCCAGACATTGACCGGCAGCGCGACCATTGATGCCATGCAGTTATTCTCCGTTCCGATACCGAACTTCGTTATGTGCACCAGCTGGTCAAGGAACGGCTGCAATCTCTGCGCGTCGTTCATGGCAGCTTCGAGGGCAGGAGAATACAGGAGTTTGATTGCAACACCAGGCAGGTCTCCCGATTTGAGTTCGGGTGGCTTTACGGTAAACGAAAGCTCGTAGATAAGGTCGTAAGCTTTGTTGAGCTGTGTAGCGAAAGCGTTGGACGCATCCGTTCCGTTGATAAATTCCGCTTTACCGTCCGTGTCGGTAATCATAATGGTCTTTGCCGAGCCGTTGGTATCTCCCTTTATCTCAATCTCATCGCCCTCTCCTGTAAGCGTAAGTATCGGGAAGGCATACGCCTTGTTGTTCTCGCAGAGATACGAGAACGCTTCCTCGTAATCCTCGATATTGCGCTGCACGGCAGACCAGCAAGGTCCGTCCTCGTTACGGGCATACGCTACGGGAATGAACGGGAAGCCGTGCCGTTTCTCTTCGACGCAGGCATATTCGGACGCGCCGAAGATTGACGCAATCTTTCTGACCACGTTTTTCGCTGTGCCTCCCGACAAATCCTTCTTCAATCGGTAGAACTTATCCTTATCCCATGCTTCAACCCACTCGATGCGCTCCTCTCCGTCTTCGTCGTAGTCCACATACTTGCGTGCAAACGCAATCAGTTCGCCGGTAAGCGGGTCATATTTCGGAAACAGCGTGTCGCCACGATCGAACGAGAGAGTTCGCGTCCCGAATTTGCCGTCGCCATCGAAATAGCCTACAATGGCACAGTCTGCAACCTTCATATATGCGGATACCGCCTCGAAGAAGCGTATCTCCATATCGTGCATGAGCCACCCCTTCTTGTATTTCGTGAGCAACTCCTGTAGTTTCTCTTCGTTACCCTCTTCGGCTCCCTCCGCAATCTCGAACTGAATATCGTTGCCAGTCACATGAAGAACGTGCTTGGTGTAAATAACCTGCTGAAAAGCAAACGCGGTGCGCTGTATTTTCTGCACGCACCAAAGTCCCGTTTCCGGGTTCTTCTTCCAGATGTCGGGATATTGCTGCGGGTCGCAAATCCTGTGTCCTGACGGATAGAACTCGCGCAAGAAGTCCTGCTGTGTCTTGATGTTGCGATACAGCACATCCGCAGGCATACTGGGGTCTTCGTTCTCGGAAAACTCACGGTTGATAATTCCGTGTTTCATATAACCCTTCGGGGTTACTTCGTAAAACGGCTTTCGGACGAGCAGTTCCCGCACGTCCTTTACATTGTTCAGATCATCCATAGTCCTTTTACTTTTTTGTGTTTCTTTTTAGTTAAGCTGAAAATCATTATGTAAAGCCATGACTCGAAGAAGTCGGGCGAGTGTCCCACATACCGTTTCGCCATCTTCTTTGGCAGCAGCTTGAAGCCTTTGTCGTCGCTGTTGTCATCGCGGCGCAGCATCTTTCTCTCCTTCTGCAAAATCTGACGCAGCGGCACTTTTTCAAACCCATCGCCCGAATACTTGCGCTCAAGCAGTGACGAATCTATCGAGATTTGCTTCTCCTTTATCATCTTGTAGAACAGGAAGGCGCATTGCGATTTAAGGTCTTTATACAGGAACCTGATGCCCTTTTCTTCCTGGTGTGTCATAGCTACAGGAGCAGCCTGGTTGTTAAACGGAACGGCATCCTTGAAGAATCCCTTGAAGTACTGTCCGATGCCCTGCATATCGTAAGTGAAGTTACGTTCTTCCACTCCCCACTCATGCAGCTTTGCCTGTACCGCAGATACGAGCGTTTGCGAGTCGAGGCGCATTACTACAAGGTCTTTGCAGTGCCATCCTTCCCACAGCCACATCACAAAGTTGTCGCCGCCAGTAAAGGCAATGTCGGCAGACGCACGCCGTACTCCATCTCCGACCTGTACGGCGTTGTCGAATATTTCTTCGAGGTCTGCCATTTTTATCATGTCGTCGCCAGCGGACTTCCAGTTCCAGTTGCCCTCCAGGTCACGCATACGCTGTTCCTCGTCCTGTTGTGCGAGGTTGGCGAGGTAAGAGGCATCGGTAGAGATGAGCTTGATGTTCTCCGATACATCGGCTCGAACAAACGTAACCGACTTGATGAACATCTCAAGCTTTGTGTATCCAAGTTCCTCGTAGCTCGGCTTCCATAGCTTGTCTATGATACCGCAGCATTGTTCGTAAACCTCCTCTCGCGTATCTCCCCAATAGATTGAGTCTGGAGTGTCACCATCCATAAAGCAGTATCTGATAACTCCGTCTCGCTCTGGTATGATATAGCCGTCTTCATCCACCCACCAGTCAATGAACTTGCGCACCCATGATTCCGGGTCAGGGTTGCAGGTAATCCAGAATCGGTTGCGGATGTGTGAGGCGTTACGGTTATTGGTCAAGAGATACTTGAATTTCTTGTATGGGCACTGAGTACCCTCGTCGATGCAGACATAGGCATACTGTCGTCCCTGGAATCGTGTCTTGAAATCCTGGAATGCTCCTGCGTAGTACGAGAACTTTAGCCAACCTCCATTGTCGAAGTTCCACGTCATGTCGTTCTGCGACTTGTTGTATGTTCCGAACTGGGAGAACAACTTATACGAGTCTGTCACCAGGGACTGCAAGTCGTCTTTTTCATTACGAAGAATTGTTGCGTGGAAATCAGGGTTCTTAATATCCTTCAAAACTTCCATGAGAGAGGAGAAGGACTTGGAATTGTGGGTAACGATGAAATCTTCGACTACGAACAGTGAGTCTGGGTTGTTTACGGCAATGCAGCAACAATTCCTCTTTCCGATTTTTCTGCAACTTACGATACGTCTTACAAGTTCCTTTTTCTTGTAATTGAACCTGACAGACCACTTCTTTTTCGCTGTCTTTTGCACATAACACACCGAGCCTAAACTATCAATCAGATACTTAAAGTCGGTAGCCTGTTTGGAAGTGCGGAATTTTTTATACCAATACTCACCGATCGTTCTTCCAGTATTATTGATAAGCCTTTCGAGTGTGCCCATTCTTTCGCTGATGGAAGCGAGTCCGTAATCTTCATCAAACTCCACGGGTTTAACACACGGAATGGTTATGTCGTATCCGTCGGCGATATATTTCTCTATCTCACAAGCGAGATGAGGCATACACCGTCTGCTTCCGTCAATGTAAACGTTCCAAATATGGTCGTCAGAGCAAGTTATTTTCGCTCCGTCGGATAGTGTAATCTCGTAACAATCTCTTTTCGGATAAGCGAGGAGTCCCAAAACACGATGTCCTTTCCCGTCCGAACCGATTACGGTATCCCCATATTTCAGCTCCTTGATTTTAACGAAACCCCTGGACGTTAAAACCATCGTATTCTCATCGAGTGGCCCGCCTCGCGAGCCTCCGACTATCTTAATATCAGCATCAATGGCAAGCATACGCTCCTGTCCGCCACGTTGAGCGATAATCTTCAACCTGTCGGGATGCTTCTTGTCTTTATCTCTTAGTGATTGAATGTACTCTTGAGTGTAAACAGGCTCTCCGTTATCCAATTTCAACCCTGAAAAACAACTTTTCTGCATATATATACAAAATATTTATGCAAATATATCGAAAATATTTGGTTAATTGTATATTTATTCATATTTTTGCGAAAGAAAAACGTATATTTATACATTAATGGTAGAAGAACTACCGAAAACCAACACAAAAACTTTTATATATGACAGTAGAAGAACTGCTTTCATTGGTGAACAAGGAGGTTGATACCACCAAGTTCAAAGCACTTAGCCAGAAGACCATTAACGAAGAACTTAATGATGTACTGGACGAATTTGGTGACGACGAGGCTGCGAACGCCAAGATAGTCACCAAGGTGGCAAACCGACTCAAGCGCATGGACGGCAATCTGCACAAGAATGTCTCTGACGAGATTAAGAAAAGCAGAGAGGAAGCTGAACGCAAGAAGAAGGAAGAGGAGGAGCGCAACGGCAAGAAGGAAGAGGAAGACAAGTCTGACGACAAGTACGACAAGCTGCTCGCAAAGCTCGAAGCCCTCGAAAAGGCTAACGAGGAGCGCGACAAGAAGGTATCAAGAGCCGCTACAATCGAAGCGGTCAGAAAGGGCTTGAAGGATAAGTTTGACAAGGCAAAGCTCGAACTTAACGATTTCTTTCTTGACACAGCAATCTCCAAACTTGAAATCCCCGACAAGGATGCCGATGTAATCGACCTGGTTTCAAAGGCAGAGGGTATTTACACTACCGACTTCAAGCGTGCTACAGGCAACACCGCGATACCGCACAAGGGTAGCGGCTCTTCTTCTGGCGGCGGCAAGACAATCCGTGACGACGAGTGGGCTGACATCATCGAACCGCAAGGGAAGTAAACATTTTAATTTTTAAGGTAAAAAGTTATGGATAACAACAAGGATTACTACGGACAGATGATGGCGCAGGGTGCAGTCAATGCTACCGGCGCTGTAATCTTGCAGTCAGAAATGACTATCGGCGGTCAGCGTCATGTGTTTGTTGACCTGCCTGGCGCCGTTAAGGAAGCGTTCCGTCGCCCTCCGATTGGCGGTGTCCTGAAAAACCCGTTCCCTGGCCCAGCCAAGATTTATGCCGGCGACCTCATCGAGCACAGCCTCGGTTTTGCGGACAACAGCGGCGGCACAATCAAGGTGCTCAAGAGCTATGAGGTGGCTAAGGCTACCACCGCTGCTGCGGATACAGCCATCTACATCACACGCGACGGCTATCACCACATTCCGTTTGTGGGTGACAATCTCATGGTTGGCCCGAAGGACTTCAAGACAAAGGGTAAAGGCGTGCTCGTTACTGCGGTTGAAAATGACGTGCAGGACGGCAAGGATGTTTGGAAGGTTACACTCGCAGAAACTCTCGGCTCCCTTACCGTCGGTACGGTTCTCGTGGAGGCGGAAAAGGCAGGCGCAACTGTTTCTGCTATGGTTACAAACCCGAACTGCTTCGCTCCATGCGACGTTGACATGCCGTTCCATACACTTGCCGGCAGTGACAAGTTCTATGCTCCGCGCTACCTCAACGACTTCTGTCTGCTCGGCACTGACGTGGTTATGTGGAAGTCACGCATGAGTCCGATCCCACCGGCTGTAGAGGCGATGAACAAGAGCCGCTACGCAGAGTGGTGGTACGCAGAGAACTAATCGGAAAAACACACAACACAAAAACGAAAAGATATGCCAAAGTTTGATTTTAATAATTCCCGAAAGGCGCGTTTCTTCAGCGACCCCGAGAATACAAGATACTTGCAGAAGTTTATCGACACGAAGGACATCTTCCATGTAAAGTACGGCTGGTATCTCACGCAGGGTACTATCGCGCCCGACCTCACGCCTACCAACCATAAGGGCGTGGCTACATTCTCAGTGGAGGCATCCGCTTTGCACGCTGCAACGCTCGCCAACCTCCGTGCTCCGCTCGCAGGTTCATTCCAGAAGGACAAGGGTGCATTGGCAGTTTATTCTGCCACTATTCCCGACTTCATTACCGACGGCTTCAAGGAAACCGCAGAGGAGCGCAACTACCGCGAGAAGCAGTTTGAGGAGTTTGGTAACGACCGCGACCTCGTAAAGCAGTGGCGCAACGACACCCAGGAGTTGATGGACTCTCTCGACATGACCATGAACTACATGGTGGCAAAGCTGGCTACAACCGGCGAGCTTGACTATACAGGCATCGCCCGCGGTATCCAGATTCCGCTTCACAAGGTGCCGATTCCGAAGGAGAATTTCAGAAAGTGCGGCAAGCTCGAATGGGCTAACGCAGACTGCAACATCCTCGAACAGATGCGCAAGATTGAGAGCGAGTGGCGCAAGGAGTTCGGTCAGAACCGCCTTGCCCTCGTATGGCAGATGACCTACGACACCTTCTACAACACCTTCCTTGGTAACAAGCAGATTAAGGAGCTGTACATCAACTGGTGTAAGGCCCACTATGTTGCTTATGTTGAGGACTACGGCGTGAACACAGAGATGTTCCTCAAGGCGTTCGCCGACATCCAGGGTATCTCACGCATCGAGATTATCGACGAGGAGGAGCGCAACCTCAAGTTCGACGGCTCGGTTGTCAAGGTTAAGGGCTGGGATGACAACATCGTCGTTCTCCGTCCTGCCGGTAATGCTTTCGAGTACGAGCGCAAGCAGGTTGCTGACAAGCCGATGTTCGAGAAGTACGGAAACAACATCGTTCAGAAGGTGTTCGCGCAGACGAACAAGGGTCTCGGTCTGCTCTGCAACTCTACAATCGCCAACGGTGACTACATGGAGTGGCATACCGACCTCATGTTTGCCGCAGTACCGGCGATGCTCGACTTCCCGTATCGTTGGATTATCGACATCACCAAGAAGGGCGAAGGCGTAGCTGCCTAAACATAAAAGCTATCCGTCCTCCTGTAGCTGCAATCGGCTGCACTTGGACGGATAGCGTAAACAATCTCTGAATTTAACGACAGAATAGGCATTATGGATAAAGGCAATAAAATTCACACACTGGAGGACGCACTGTTCAGCAAGGTACGTTTCAGCATACCCGAGGACACGGTGCGTACAATCCTCATTGAAAGAGCGCTGGACGGAAACATGGCGTATGTAGACGCCAATCCCGCCGATGTTCGCCTTGCCTATGCAGACATTCTAAAATGGCTTGTTCTCGGCCCGAGCAAGATGAACAACACTTCCGACTCCGATAACGGATGGAGCCATACGGAAGGTGGTTTTGAAATATCCGAGCGTGACCGTGCTGAACTCAAGGCGGAAGCCAACGCAATCTATGCGAAGCTTGAGCCAAGTTCGATGTTAAAGAAGAAGTCGTCGTTCAGAATAACCTCTCATGGCGTGAAGCGTGCCGACATTTCGGCGTTCGGATGCCCGCTTCCTCACATTATAAAATAAGGATGTATGAGAAAGGCGAACATCAAGAACCCGAGATACCCTCACACGATAAAAATCGTTAGGGCGCTTGTCGGCAAGGCGGACGAGAACGACCCGTTCGCGGATGACGACGCAAAGGTCGGCGAGGATACGGAGATTGTTATCTACGAAGGCGAGGGCCGCAGCTATACCGATACGACTACCGAGGGCGGCAAGAATGTTGACGAGAACAAGAGGAAGGCATCAATTCCTGTCAGATATGACGAATGGGATGCTGGCAGATGTCCTCTTGATGGCGACATGATTTACGCAACGGTCGGCAACAACACCGAGGTCGGAATGGTGAAGGACTGCGAGCCTGACAATAATAGAACTGTTGTTTATTGGGACTTTACAAGAGTGTAGTGTATGGCAAAAAGGGAGTCATTGGGATTGCAGTTCAGAAACACCATTGGAGTCAAACTTCATGTGTATGCAAGAAAAAAGGTGATAGAGCTAATGAGAGTTACGGCAAAGGAACTTTGCGATTCTTTTGTAAGCGTTGCTGTATCAAGAAACATGAGCTTTATTACCGGTAATGCGTACCGATCCTTTACTGTCGGTATTTTCGAGGATGGAGAACTCTTGGAATATATAACAACACAAGACGACAACCCGACCATGAAAACCCTCCGTAAGGGTCAAGCGTATCCGCTGTCGCACTATTACGACGGAACACCCGTAGAAGCATCGTTGGGAAGATATGTCGGTCAAACAGGAAGCGGCGGTCAGTGGGGCCCGACTCTCGGCCCATCCAGAATAAGAAGAATGAGACCGAACAGCAAGGCGCGTTGGAATATGCTTGTCATCATTCCAGTGGAATACGCCCCATTTGAAAATCTGAACCACATACACGATGTTATGACCACTCTTTCAGACCTACTGCCAGGTATGATGTATGGGAAAATCATATACGCCAAGTCTGCGCAGGATGTAAAATCCATATCAAAGTACAAAAAATACACATAGGAGTATGCTTAACTTAAAGGATTTGTATTACGGTCTTGGCAATGCTGTAAAAGGCGTTTGCGATAAGGTTTATGCGAGAAACCGACCTAAGTCAGTTTCCGACAGACCCGACAGTTATATAGTCGTCAAGCTCCCGTCTGTTATCATAAACAACGAGATTAACGACGACGGCAGTTTCAACGACTACACAACTACCGCGCAGATAGAGATATACGTGCGTGACAAAGCGTCCGCAAACAATCCCAATACATTGAACGTAGCTGCGGTATCCGAAAAAGTCGGTGCGGTAATGAAAAAGTTTCCAATCTCAACAGACAATATCATCGTGACGAAACCGCGTGTGACCCTGCAAACAGATGACGGCGACGGTTTCTCGGTAACGATAGTGCAAGGTTTGTTAAGAACCAAATAAACACAAAAAAACAAGGTTTAACTAAAAAAGTTTGAATTATGGCAATGAAGAAAATCGAAGAGTTGAAGGATATCTTTGTAGGTCCTAAAACACTTTTGTATGCAAAGGGCGTTACAGACCTCAGCAAGGCCACGCTCGACATCACAGCAGACCTCGAACTGCCGGTTGAGGTTGACTCGTTGAAGGCAACAATGGAAGACCCGACCATCAACCACTACAAGGTTATCGGTCTTGCAGGCGACTGGGCTACAACTTCCGAGCTTGGCGACTTCAACGTGGAGTTTGTTGTTCCGTCAAAGGCGAAGGATTTGCTTACTGCGATGTTCGGCAACGACGCTGTGGGCGACCTTACAAAGGTCACTTTGAAGACAGGTGATACAGACCTCGACGCGGCAACCGGCTTTACCGGCGTTACTCTTGAACCCAAGAAGTTCAAGATTCAGGGCACAATCGCAATCGTTGACGATACCAAGGCAAACGTCATGGTTATCACCAATATCGCCCTCTACGCCACCTTGCAGTGGGACGACACCGGCACCAAGCCTGTTGCGTTCAAGTTCTCGGGTTCTATCGAGGGTGCAGGCAAGAAGAGTATCGCTTGGCTTACAAAGGCAGCGGCTGTGTAGTGTATTGCGCGATGTAAATAGATTGTTTTAGGATAACAGACTGAAAGCGAGGGGCAGTGGGCTGAGAGAAGCTGCTGCTGCCTCGCTTTTTTTAAGGGTAGGTGATGTAGGTGATGTAGGTGATGTAGGTTGGGTAGGTGATTGTTTATTATTAAATATTAAGGATATGGATAATGAGAAATTGAAACAGCCTTCTGAGGAGTTGCAGCGAACGCTTGACCATGTGCTTGAAGCTGAGCCTGAAAAGGTAGTTTTTATGGGCAAGAAGTGCAGCATTGGGTGGATGAAGAATGGCACGATGAGGAAGTTTTCGCACGTTGCGGTGCAGGAGAAGAACGAGTGGAAACGTAATGTGAAGCTATGTGCTGTGGTATTGCTGAACGGTTGCTTCAAGCTGAAGCTTCTGTACTGGGCGTACTGGCGTTGGCTGTACTACGTGAAGGATCCGGACGCTGTTGAGGTGCTGAGGATAGTGGATGCGGCTAAAAAAAAAATTCCCTTGGAAGCATTCTCTCTGATTACCATATTAGCGACCGTGATGACGGACTTGATGATGGGGATGACGAAGAAGGAAGTGAAAGCTACCCGAGCAGGACAAGCTGGGGAGCAGCCTTCTCGTTAGCCGAAAAGTTCCCGTTCCTCTTCGCAACGCGCTACGGCATCAAAGCATACGACTACTGGTGGGGGTACACTTCGGCACAGATAGACCTCATGGTTGCAGACCAGCCTATCATTGTGTACAAGAAGGACAAGAAGCGCAACCCCGACGGCAGTGTCAAGCACACCGCAGAGGAGATGGACAAGCTGTGGGATGACTGGATGAAGAAGAAGGAGAAGGAAGGCAGTCTTGTCGGCAAGAACATAAGTCTTGCAGACTACATGAATAACAAAATCTAAAACTTACAAAAACATTTCAGGATATGGCAAGTGGCAATTTAGGTGATTTGTTTATCTCTCTTGGCATCAAGGACGAGATGTCGAAGACCCTTCAGAAAATCGTGAAGGGCATGAATGGTGTAGATCAAGCCACGCAGGACGCAAAGAAGCGTGGCGAGGAGCTTATTGCAAGTCTCAATCGGGCAAACGGAAATAACTTCTCTAAGATTTTCAGAGAAGCGAATAAGTATATCGAAGATAACACAAAGGGTCTTGCTAATATTGCTAATATACTGAATAATATTGACGGTAATGGTAAGAACTTTATTACAGGCGAGTTCATCAAAGCTGGTAATCTAACGAAGATTGCCAGTCTATTTGGGACTATAAACTCTGAATTGCAGAAGATGTCCCAAAACGAGAAAACTAAGGATGTAAAGGAGTGGCAGGATAGAATTTCAAATGCACTTGCATACATTAAGTTGCTTCAGGATATAAATATCCAGGAGAAGAAAATCAATAACACAAAGTCAGAAAATCCTAATGTTAATACCAAGAGCCTTGATAATGCAAAGAAATCTCTGAACGAACTAAGAGAGTCTATCGTCGGCCTTATGCGCAATGGCGGTATAGACAACTCTAATGTGCTCGGTAGCCTTAACAAGGTCCTTGGGATGGCGAAAAAAGACATTCAGGACATTATCTCTACATTCAAGAAGGATAATCCCCTCTCTGCTTTTACTGGTGGTGCAGCAAAGGTTGAGGCAGACATAGCCCGTGTTACGGAAAAGTTAGCCAGACTTCGCGACCTTTCAGCAGAAGGAAGAGCAAAGGGATACAACACTTCTATGCTTGGTGATAGCATTACGGAACTGGATAAGGTTTTATCCAGACTTAACGCTGCCAAACTGAATCCTACGATGCTTACCGATGCAGCCCAGATGAAGAATCTCATCTCTGACGTACTTGTTGAGACCATCAAGGCAACTGTTGCGATGCAGGCTTACGGGCGAGAGAAGGCAAAGGCGGTAGCAGCCGACCGTAATCTCGAAACAATGGAGGCGAGATACAGACGCTTGCAGGAACTTATAAGCGAGGTGAGCAGAAAGATACGCGAACTCAACGACTCTGTCAGACAAGGCATTGGGGCTGGTGCTGACACGTCAAGAGCGGAAAGTGCCATTTCGCGACTGACGGAAATGCGCGACAAGTTCAATAGTGCAGACATTGGCAACAAGAATGCTGTGGCGGAATTGGTTACGGAGTACAAGATACTCAAAAACGAAATCGGCAATGCCAAGTCGGAGCAGGACAAGCTGAACAATTCCATTGCGAGAGAGAATAAAAGACGGGATAGAGAGATAGAAAAGCAGGAAGCACGCGACTACAAGCAGCTGGCAGTCGTGCTAAAAAATATAGAGCGACGCTATGACTCCCTTGGCGACAAGGTGCGCAAGCTGCGTGCAGAGTTCAGCCGTGGTGTTTCTCTCGGAGCCAACACGGACAAGGCATACGAGGAGATAGGTCGCCTTCTTTATATGATGCGTGAGTTGCGTTCTCTTAAAGATAGTCTTTACTCGACGGACTGGCGGGACTATCTTGGCAGACTCGGGAGTTTCGGTGCAGGACATGACGCAACGATTGCCAACCGTGCCCTGCAAGACCAGAAGGCGGTAAACCGAGAGGCTCAAAGAGGTGTTGAACTTGAGCGGAAGCGCAAGCAGGAGGTGGCTAACTTGGCGAGAGCGTTTGAGCAGGCAAAAACATCTGCGGGTGGACTTAGTTCTACTATGCAAGACATAAAATCCCTTGTTATGCAGGGCGGTCTTGTGTATGGTATGCAGCAGTTCCTGATGAGTGTAGTGCAGACTGGTGGTGAGTTGGAAAAGCAGCATATCGCATTGCAGAGTATACTGGGTGACATGCAGAATGCGAACACCATGTTTGCGCAGGTGAAGGAATTGGCCCTAAACTCGCCATTCACCTTCTCGGAACTGAACAAGGACGTGAAGCAGTTGGCGGCTTATGGCGTAGAGTACGACCAGCTATATGACACCACAAAGCGACTTGCGGACATGGCGTCGGGACTGGGTGTGAGCTTTGAGCGAATAGCGTTGGCTTTCGGACAGGTGCAGGCACGAGGATGGCTTGACGGCAAGGAGTTGCGCCAAATATCATACGCTGGTATTCCGTTGCTTGAAAAACTGTCTGAATACTATTCAAAGCGCGAAGGCCGCAAAGTGTCTACAAGTGAAGTAAAGACCCGTATATCGGGACGCGGTGTTGACTTCGAGGATGTCAAGAACGTATTTTGGGAGATGACCGATGCCGGCGGTCAGTTCTACAATATGCAGCAAGTGCTCAGTGAGACCCTGCTTGGCCGTTATAACAAGCTGAAGGATGCTTGGGAAATCATGCTGAGCGACTTTGCGAGCGGAAGCAACATTGTAGGACGCGGACTGAAGGGTGTGATAAACCTCGTAACAGAACTGGTGCAGGCGATGCACACGCTGGCACCAGTTGTGGCAGCGGCCTTCTCGGGATTCGCCTTGAAGCGATTGCAGACGATGCTTGGCGGCGGGACAGGCACTGCCCTACTCTCTGGAAAGGCAAGCGTGGCAGCAGGCATACAGCAGAAAGTGCTAATGGGCGAAAAGGTGAGCGCTCAAGAGCTGCGCATACTGCAAACCAAGAAGCAGATAACCATAGAGGACCTGCGTGCCTTGGCAGCGGCTAAGGCACTGACCAAAGCAGAGCTTGACCGTATGCTCATAACAAAGAGCATAACGCCAGAGATATACAGACAAGCGATGGCCGAGACGGGACTTGCGGCAAGAACATGGACATTGAGGGGCGCATGGAGCGGCTTTTTGGGTATGTTGAAGTCCATGCCGGAAAAGATACGCACGATGGCTGCAAGCACAGCGACATGGTTTGCGAGCCTAAGATCGGGAACTATGTCAGTGAGCGCAAGGTTTGCCGGAATGTGGACAAGTTTCAGGACACACGGAGCAGCAGCCATTAGTGTTATAACAGCCGGTGCGAAAGCACTTGGAGCGTCACTGTGGACAGCGATAGGCGGACTGCCAGGTCTGCTCATAACCGGCGTGACAATGGGCTTGGGCTATTGGTACTCGAAGAACGAGGAGCTGAAAAACTCGATGAAGCAGACCGCCGACGAGTTGCAAGACAGATACAAGCAGATAAACGACTTCCTGAAAGAGAACGACGCGAGCAAGGCTATAGCGACAGGTGACAGCAAGGCTATAGACAACATGATAGACGAGTATAAGGAGAAAATAAAGCAGATAGCTCCTTATAACTATAACAACCTTGTGATGAAGGCAGAGGAGAGGGAAAGCCACAAGGAGCGTTTGAAATATCTTGCAGATGAGCTTAGTCTGCTACAGCAGTCGAACAAGATGTCGCAAGAGAAGCTTTCGGACAACGGCACGTACAAAGAGCTGAAGGACGCGCTGATGAGGTCGAGCGAGACGTATGACAGCATAGACAAGGCCGCAGCAGGTCTGATGGCAGGCGGCGCAGACAAGGCGACAGCACGCAAGAAAGCCTTCGACATGAGCCTTGACATGACGACAACGACTGAAAACCTCAAGAAAGAGATAGAGAATATCTTTGGAGACATAAGCAGAGACAGAACGACGCTTGAAGCCGCGAAACTTAGCATGAGCAACCTGTTTGCCCAGATGGGAATACCAGAGGATAGAGCCAACGAGATAAGAGCAAGTGTGTTGCAAGCGTTTGGCGTGACTGACGGATGGCTCGAAAGCCAGGTGGGAAGCGAGATGCGCCAAATGATAGACAACGTGGCTCCAGAGATAGCGATGAAGATACGCTCGGGACAGAAGCTGAATGAAGCCGAGACCAATAAGGTGAAAGAGCTGATGGATGACGCGAAGAGAAACCTCACGCTGAAATATCCAGAGTTTGAGACAACCTTGCAGAGACTGCTTGCAGCCTCGCGATTTACCGCCGTAATAGACCTTGTGGTGAACGACGCGGGAAAATACGGAGACGTGCAGGGAACAATGGCGAAGCGTATGCCAAAATTTAGTTTGGCAGAAAAGAGCAAGAGAGACCAATACATGAACTATGTGAGCACTTGGGGCAAGCAAGACTCATGGTACGAGGCACGCAATTCGGCAAAATCGGAAATAGACAGGCTCAAGAACAATTATGACTCGGCAAGGAAGTCGCATGCTCCGAAGGATCAACAGAACTGGCTGAAATACCAATACGACAATGCCGTGGGCGCAGCATGGGACTTGCTGAACTATGACTATAAGGGAGAGGACAAGAAGAGCAATAAGGTGCCGAAGGTCAAGGGTGACAAGAAGGACGAGGAGCTGGATGAGCTGAAGAAGCAGTTGGACGACTTTAAGGCTGCACGCCAGTATTATCAGAAGTTGCGCAAGGAGGCAGGCTTCAACAAGCACAAAGCCAAGAACGAAACCGTCGGTCTGTACAAGGACTTAGATTGGAAGAAGATTGACTTGGATAACTATCTGGGCAGCCTGGAGAGACTGAAGGAGGGTTTTAACTTCGACAAGAGTAGGGAAAGACAGAAGTTAAGAACGCAGATAGACAGGGAGAAAGCCGAATGGAAGTTGTCCGAGGACTTGAAGCCCGAATGGGAGCGTGTGGCAGCGAACTTCAAGGAAGCTCTGGAGAAAGGCGTGAAGCAGGCTGACCTGGAGAAGGAGCTATACGAGAAGACGGGCGACAAGGGTTTTGCCTCATTGGCTTGGAAGGACGGTGCCGTATGGACAGAACAGACAAGACGCATGGCAGATGACTTCAAGAAGAGATTCGGTGAAGACGTAGACCTCGGGCTGACTGATGCTGACGCTAAGGCACACTTCAAGGACGTGCCGCTCGCCTATGACGCATGGAGCAAGATTGTACAGATAGTGAAGGACGGCTACGTGAAAAGCCTACAGCAGGCGGCGGACATAATGGAGAAGACTGCGATGACGGAAGAAAAGGTGAGGGCTGCAAGCGCCAAGTATGAAATTCCCATTCGACAGGCGGAGGATTCGGGAAACAGAAGTCTGGCAGAGCGTTACCGCCAGACGAGAGACAAGGAGACAGGACAGATAAGGAGCGAAGCCTTCAAGCAGAGCGAGGACTATCTGGCCTTCTACGAGGCGATCATGACGATGGGTATGGGCAAGGCAGAGGAAGTGGCAAAGCTGATACGCGAGCAGCTGAACCAGGCTCTGAAGGACGGAAGCATCGACGCAAGAGAGTATGCGAAGCAGATAGCACAGGTGGAGCAACAGCTTGACAAGCTCGGAAGCGGACGTAAAACATTGTGGAACAGCGGTTTTGCAGGACTCGCTGAAGGAAAGATAGAGCGCGGTGAGGCACAGCGCAACCTCGGCAGCATAAAAATGGGTGAAGGCGAGCGTCTGATAAGAGAGGGCAAGATAGACGGCGACACCCAGAAGGTGCTGAAGGGCGAGGGGCTGAAAATGGCAGGCAAGGTGCTGTTTGACGCTGGCGACAAGCTGTATCTTGCAGGCAGGGAGATGAAGAAAGACTGGGAAGGTGCTGTAAAGACCGTGGGCAAGATAGACAACGTGGCTCAGGGCCTGAACAACGCATTTAATGACGTGAGGGACACGATGGGTGCTTTGGGATTTGACACGGAGAGCGACGGATGGCAGGACGCTGCTGCCGTAATGGGCTCGCTGAGCGGTGTTTCGAGCAGTATATCGGGCATTGTGAAGAGCGCCGCCACGGGTGACATCGGCGGTGTGATACAGGGTGCTGTAGGTGTTTTCACGAGTCCGATAAAAGCTTTTGCCGCGGCTCACGACGCTAAGCTTGACAGACAGATAAAACTGGCAGAGCGAAGCATAACTGAACTGGAGCGCATGCGCAGCAACGTGAAGAGCATACTTGAAAACACGCTTGGCGGCGTGTACACGTATGAGATGGACAAGGACACGAAGGCTACGCTGTCGAGAGTGGCGAAGGACTACAGTGACGGCAAGAAGACCCAGGAGCTGCTGAGAACGGTTCTTGGCGGTGCCAACGTACGGAGCCGAAGCGTATATAGCGAGGAAACGTATAAGGCTGCTCAGGAATCGCTTGCTGACCCGACGAACGCCTACAAGGCGCAGTATGCGTCACTGATGGCCCAGAAGGACGAGCTTCAGAAGCAGATGAACGCCGAGAGCAGCAAGAAGAAGAAGGACAAGGACAAGATAGCGGACTACAAGCAGCAGCAGATTGAGCTGGAAATGACCTTGAAAAGCTTCTCGACGAGTTTTCTGAAAGACATCTACGGCGTGGACATGAAGAGTTGGGCGAGCCAACTGACCGATGCCGTAGTGGGCGCATGGGAGAAGGGTGAAGACGCGATAGACGCATACAAGAAGAAGGCCAAGGACATGGTGAAGGATCTGACCAAAAACATTCTCTCGCAGAAGATAATGGAGGCGGCGCTGCAAAAACCGCTGGACAGCCTGACTGCCATCATTGAGAAGAAGGGCAAGCTGGAGGATACGGACTTGCCTCAGCTGCTTGACGGTCTGAACAAGGCCGGAGAGAACGCTACGTACAACATCACAAAGATTCTGGACGGACTGAAGGCTAAGGGATATGACTTCACCGATTCGGGTAGCGGCGGCAGCACGACGAACTCGATAAAGAACGTGACAGAGGAGACGGCAGGACTGCTTGCAAGCTACATGAACCAGATCAGACAGGACTGTAGCGTGAACAGGGCCAACGTGAAGACCATCACTGAGCTGATAAAAAACCAGTTGCCGGAACTGGGCCAGATACAGAGGGCTCAGCTTGGGCAGATGACGCAACTGGTGAGTCTTGCCGAAGCACGCAACGAGAAGCTTGACAAGATGATAGACTGGATGACAGCCGTGACGACAAGCGGACGCAAGAGGCTGAATGTCGGGTAATGGAAGAGTGAAAGGTGTAGGTGTGGTAGGTTGGGTAGTTGGGTAGGATTAAAGTGAATAAATATGCACGAAATGTTGCATATTTATTCACTTTTTTGTATTTTTGGAGGGAGAACAGAACTAAAGTAAGGCTTTTATGGAATACTACAAGGTATTGATACAGAAAGAGGACACCATTGATGGTGTGGCGGCTGCGGTGAAGGATACCGTAGCCGACTTCGGAGTATGGTGCGCATCCATACCGTTCGACATCGGCATGGAGGTAAAGGAACCGGCTGTAAGAGACTGGAAAGACGAAGACGGGGAAGACTCGTATCTCGGTGACAGTCTTAAATTCGCAGCATACGATATGACCGTGAAATGGTGCTGCAAGGGCGAAAAGTTCTCAACTAACGCGGTAGTCAGAGAGTTTCTGAATTATCTCAGTGGACGCGACGGGAGCGGCATGAAGATGAAGATGTACTGCGACTGGACTAAAGTCGGAAGAAGACATATACGCCTCAAGAAGGTGTCTGACGACGCAGACCTGTACCGCGACGACGAGGGAGACGTGGTGACGTTCTCTACCGTATTGAGAGTTGAAGACCCGGTAACGGAGGTGGTACTGGAAAAGTAAAAAAAAGTAGGTTTGGTAGGGGTGGTAGGTGGGGTGGGTTTAGTAGGGGGTGTTAGGTGTTTTTGTAGGAAATTGTTTTTTGTTATGTAAATTATGTGGAAGATATATCATAAGGACGGTAAAGGCATCACGGACAGGAGTGGTCGGGAAATAGAGATTCACTCGCTGACTTACAGCGGCGAGTGGATGGGTGAGTGTGCCGTGACTACAGACATAGAGAGCGCTGCGCCTATTGACTTTGCTATAGGCGACACGCTAACATACAGAGGCGAAACATTCACACTGAACTACGACCCTGGCAAGACGAAGCAGGGACGTAGGGACGTGGTTGGGAACGCCTTCAAATACGACGCTGTGAAATGGAGCGCCCAGTCGGACGAGATGGCTCAGGCTGACTTTCTGGATGTGGTATTGGCCAGCAGGAACGACCTGCACTACACTGCCCTACCCTCCTTCAGTTTTTACGTAGACTCGATCGACGACCTGCTTGACCGTCTACAGGCCAACATGGACGAGCAGACTGTGGCAGGTAAATGGAAGTTCTATTCGAGGAACTGGGCGCGAAGCCAGCAGCGCGGCTGCACGAAAGCCAGATGGGAAGAGGTGTATGGCGGCAAGGCTCTGGATGACGGGAGCCAGACTGGCGTTGAAGACAACGTGATAACCTCGACGAGCATAAGCATACAGAAGCAGTCGGTATGGGAAGGACTGGCACTGGTGAACTCGCAGTTTGACGTGAACTTCATTGTGAGGAACAATGAGGTGTTTGTGGGAACGGCGGGACTACCGACACGCAATGTCTTCAAATACGGCAAGGGGAACGGCCTGTATGAGATTGAAGAGAATGCGGATTCGGACCAGAAGATTGTGACAAGGCTGCGTGCCTACGGTTCGGAAAAGAACCTTCCGACACGATACTACTCCACACTGAACATGGAGGTGTGGATGAACGGGAAGAATCTGCTTCGCGGTGACAACAACGGGACGTACAGGGTGAAGGTGGAGACCGACTTGGGCATATCGGGCCTGTCGGGATATTTCCGTACTGTGATAGACGGCAGGCCAGGAGAGTATGCCGTGAAGGTGAAGGTGGACGGGAAGGAACTGGACGGTGTGATGAAGGAGAGCGGTCTGAGTTTCTGGCAGGACAGCTGTATGCTGCAAGTGGATAGCAGCAGCACTCAAAGCAAGGAGACGTTGACGGCTATGGCGGACGCTATAGGCAATGGAGCCAAGATATACGTAGTGAGCGGTGCGAACAAGGCTAATTTCCCGGACAGCCACAAGTCCTACTCAACGGAGAATCTGCCAAACAACATGGCGTGTGAAAGGCTTATGCTGCCAGGTTTTCCGAACGAGAGCCTGTCTGACTGGTGGGCACGCCAGCCCGAGGCGACGAAGAAGCGTCTGAATCCGACAGGTGCAGTTCTGCGCTTTTCGGGTCAGAAGGACAGACCCTGGATAGAATCCGGCGAGGCTGACGTGGCAGGCCAGAAGTCGGGCAGTGTGTATTTCGACACAGAGGACACGAAAAACAAGATAGACGAGATATATCCGACTCTGGAAGAAATGACGGTGGGCGGCGTGAGAGTGGACGAGATATACAAGGGTTCGGAGATAACGGACAACGGCGTTTTCAAGGAGGGACAGGACATTCCGGGATTTACTATAGAACTGCGACCGGAACTGGACATAGACATAAACGAGCTGAGAGGAAGCGACTTTACGGTGGTGATGAAGGACGGCATGTGTGCCGGACGCCCGTTCAAGGTAGGTGGCAGCGTAAAGGAAGGCGGCAGATGGAAGCTGACGATGCAGCGCATGGAGGACGGAGGTCTGCATTATCCGTACAAGGACTTTCAGATAAATGCCGGTGACCACTTTGTGCTGACAGGCATAGAGCTGCCGAAGCAGTATGTTGAGGCAGCTTCGGAGAAACTGTTGCAATATGCAATAACATGGCTGTTGGCTAACGACCACACGCGCAAGACTTACTCGCCCAAGGTGAACGAGATATTCATGGCTCGTCAGCACGACGAGGCTATGGCTGACACGACCAATGCGACAAGAAGCTTGCACGACACGCTGAAAGAAGGCGACATGATGCGTATCTATGACGAGGATCTTGGCATAGATGCCGATGTCACTATAGACAGCTTGACGATAAAGGAAGAGGGAGGCAGGATACCTACCTACGAGATTACGCTGAGGGACGACAAGGAGGTTGGCACGCTACAGAAGATACAGGAACAGATTACGGCTATCGCCAACGGTAACGGAGGAGGTGGCGGAGGAGGAGTAACAGCCGCACAAGTAAAGGAGTACGTGGCAAGTGAGGGCGGAAAGTATTTTCTCTCGAAGGTGAAGGAGGACACGGCACAGAAGGCTATCACCTTTAAGGA